CTCGCACATCGTCTTGCAGGCCCAACCGCCGCAGCAGCAGCTTGATGGCATTGCGCAGCGCCAGACGCTCTGCGTCCATCGTGAGCAGCTGGTCGTGTATCTCTTTAAGTGCTTGCGCCAGGGCTTCTTCCTTGGTCATGGTTCGCTCCTTTGCGGGCCTGTCGGCCGGGGTGGTGGGTTTGTTGCATCGCATGCCTTCAGTCTGCTGCCATAACGCCCAAGCAGCGCAGCCCACAAATGCTGTTTGTTTGGACGTCGGTTTTCCGGCCGCCCGGAGGGTCTTCCAATGAACGTCAAGCGCTGGAAATGCTACCGACCCACCAGCCTGCGCGACGCGCTCCAAGCCTGCAAGGAAGTGGCCCGCGTGCGCCACAACCTCAGCGTCGAGCGCATTGCCGAACGCATGGGCCTGGAGGACCACTGGGCGCTCTACAAGTGGATCGCCAGCGGCCGCATGCCGGTCGTGCTGGTGGCTGCCTATGAGCATGCCTGTGGCTGCGACTACGTCACCCGCTGGCTGGCCACCACGGCCGGCAAGCTGTTGGTCGACATGCCCAAGGGCTTGACCCCGCAGCCCGGCGACCTGCCGGCCATGAACACCGGCTTCGCCCAGGCCTACCAGCTGCTGGCCGACTTCTACGGAGCAGCCGGCCAGGCTGACCCCGCTGCCACGCTGGATGCCCTGCGCACTCACATGGAGCAGGTCGCTTTTCACCACAAGAACGTGGCCGCATACGCCACACCCGAACTGGAGTTTGAATGACGAACACCCTGCACACCGGCGGCAGCTTGCCCCCGGCCTTCGTACCCACCACGCTCGACAGCGCCGAGATGTTCTCCAACGGCCGCATGCTCATGGTCACCCAGCACCACCTGAGCGGTGACCTGACCCTGGCCTTCCAGAACGGCCGCAGCTACTTCTCCGAGCGCATCAGCGCCGCCGAGGCCCGCGCCTTGATGGCCGAGCTGCAGCGCGTCGCCCATCCCGCCAAGGTGGGTGCATGAGCGAGAAGACCGTCCCCGCCTACCCGCTGGCGGCTCCGATGCGCAAGACCTGCGACTTGTTCCGCTTGCTGGCCGGCCATGAGCTGCTCGGCCTGGCGCCTGGCGAGATCGCCAAGGGCTTGGGCGTCACGCCCAGCTGGGTCAGCGTCAACCTGCCGGCCCTGGCCACCACCGGTTTCGTCGAGCAGGTGCAGGGCGCCAACCGATGGCGTCTGGGTGTGGCCTTCGTCCGTATCGCCGTCACCGTCAGCACCAACCTGAACCAATCCAAGCGCCAGCTCGACGACATCAGCAACCGCTACGCCGTTCCCCTTTAACCGCATTCAATCCCAATCCACACCATGGCCCGCAAACCCTCAACCGCCCCCAAGAGCAAAGAAACCGCCATCGTGCCCGGCACGCTGGAGGCTGATACAGCTGCCATCAATGCATTGGCTGCCATCGAACTGTCGAAGCAAGACTATGGCCAGGGCCGTGACCTGGTCAACCAGATGCTGGGCCAGGCCCAGGCCTTCCAGGCCGCAGGCAATTTGCTCCAAACGTTTGGAGTTTCCAAGCTGGCCATCGTCAAGGAAAACAAGCTGTATCAACAGCTTAGAGGCGCTCGCGCTCCAAACGGTTTGGAGTTGACAGGCACTTGGGTTGAGTTCTGTGAACTTCTCGGCGTCTCCGACGAGAAGGCGAATCAAGACATTCAGAACTTGCATGCATTCGGCGAAGCCGCCCTTGAACAGATGCAGCGAGCCGGCGTCGGCTATCGCGAACTTCGTCAATTCCGCCGCCTGCCCACCGACCAGAAAACCGAGCTGATCGAAGCCGCCAAGGCCGGCGACACCACCACGTTGCTGGAGCTGGCCGAAGACCTGATGGCCAAGCACCAGCGCGAGAAAGAAGACCTGAAGAAGGATCTGGCCGCCAAGGACCAGCGCATCGCTCGCCACACTGCCCGAATCACGGAGTTGGAAGAGGCCCAGGATCGCTGGGATGCTCTGCCCTTGCACGAGCAGGTCGCCACCTCGGCCAGCCGTGCACTTGGCCTCGTGCAAGGCGAGTTGCGGCAGAGCTTCGTGAAGCTGGCCGAACACCACGCTGAAGCTTGCGACGGCAGCGACAGCCGCCAGCTCATGGCGGGTCATGTGGCCCAGCTGCAGCAGCTCTTGAACGAGCTGCGCCAAGAGTTCGCACTTCCCGACATGACAGGCGATGGCACGCCGGCTTGGAAGCGTTGGAACGCCGAGCAAACGTCGACGCAAGACTGAGCTCAAGGCACGCCATGCGTCTCAGCCCTGCCATGTTGGAAGCCCTGCAGGAAGTGCACCGCAACGCTGCCGCCGCTCCCTACGGTGCCAAGGGTGCGGTCTACGCAGCTGCCTGCCAGCGCCTCGGCATATCGCCTCCCACCCTGCATCGTTACCTGAAGGAGACCACCTTGAAACCCCCGCGCAAACGTCGCAGCGATGCTGGCGTATCAGCCTTGCCACTTGAACAGGCTCAAAAGCTAAGCCTGGTACTGATGGAAGCGTTCCGCGCCAACGACAAGAAGATCAGTTCCATCCCGCTGGCCCTCACCCGGCTCCGCAAGAACGAGCCCGGCTTCGGGGAGTGGATCGACGTGAGCTCCGGTGAAGTGCGCTTGCTCGGCGCCAGCGCCTGTGCCCGAGCATTGCGCCAGCACGGCCTTCACCCAGAGCAACTTCGCCGCGCAAGCCCTGCCCAGCCTTTGCGCAGTCTGCACGGCAACGATGTGTGGCAGATCGACGCGTCGATCAGCACCTTGTTCTATGTTCCCGAGTTCGGCGCCGCCGACATGAGCCCGGCCGTGTTCTACAAGAACAAGCCCGAGAACTTTGAGAAGATCAAGCGCCAGCGCCTCACTCGCATCGTCATCACCGATCACTGCAGCGGCGCCATCTTTGTGCACTACGTGCCCGGTGGCGAAAGCATTGCCAACATGGCTGAGGCTTTCCTGCGCGCCATCCAGCCGCGGCCCGGTCAGATGATGCACGGCGTTCCCTTCCATCTGATGATGGACCCAGGCTCAGGTTTTGCGGGCGCATTCAAGAATCTGCTGCTGCGCCTGCAGTGCACCCCTGTGGTCAACGAAGCAGGCAACCCGCGCGCCAAGGGGCAGGTCGAGAACGCCCACAACCTGGTGGAGTGCGATTTCGAGAGCGGATTCAAGTACACCGCTGTGCCTTCCATTGACTGGATCAATGAGCAGGCCGGGGAGTGGATGCGCTACTTCAACAGCGTCGCCGTGCATGGCCGCCACGGCAAGACGCGGTATGCCAAGTGGATGGAGATCACAGCCAACCAGCTGCGCCTGGTGGATGCTGTGGTTGCCCGCGAGCTGCTGTTGCACGATCACAAAACGCCCAAGGTCGACGGCGAGCTGTGCGTTCGTTTCGCTGGCAAGCGCTGGAGCGTCAAGGCCGTGCCTGGCGTGATGGTGGGCGAGAAGATCAAGGTCACCTTCAACCCCTTCAATCCGGCCAGCGCCTATGTGCTGGAAAGCGATGCTGAAGGGCACGAACTGCTGATCGAGATCCCGGAAGTTTTGCAGGACGAAAACGGCTTCGCTGAAGGTGCAGCATTGATCGGCCGTGAGTTCAAGAGCCCAGCCGACACCCGCGCTGACACCAACCGCAAGCTGATTGAGCGTTTGGCTACTGGCACCGACACCGACGAAGCCGCTGCGGCAGCACGCAAGGCCAAGGTGCTTCCGATGGGCGGAACGTTCCAGCCCTACGCGCACCACAAGGATGTTCCAGACGCGGCCATGCTCCCGCGCCGCGGCACCGAGCTGGCTCCCAACCTGAGTACCACCAGAGCCCCGGCCCGCGTGCTCACCCTGTTCGAAGTCGCTGCCGAGCTGGCCCGCCGCGGCGTGGCCATGAGCGCCGATCGCAACGCGCTGGTCCGGCAGTGGTTCCCTGACGGCGTGCCTGACGACCAGGTCGACCAACTGCAGGCTCGCCTGTCGGCACGCGCCGGCCTGCGTGTGGTGGCAGGAGGTGGCGCATGAGCCGGCCCATCAAGGTCACGCCCGAGGTGTTGGCCGAGCTGCGCCAACGGCGTGAACTCGGGCTCACGTACCGAGAAGCAGCCGCGCCCTTGGGCATCACGGCGGAAACCGCACGCAAGGCACTGACCGGCAGGCACGCCAATGTGTTTATCCCGGCGGGAAAAACCGCTTGCGGCGTTTCGACAGAGGAATTCCGTACCGAGGCCGCCGCCCCCCAAGAAAAAAACGGCCCTGAGGCCGCCCTGAAAGAAGTTGGCCCCGACGCGGTGGAACGCGCCGAGGCCGATCCCCTCACCGAACCCAATCAACAAGAGGACGAGACCATGCTACTGCAGAACCAATCCCTGACTCCCGACGCCCGCAAGCACTTTGGCCTGCCGCGCAGCCCCTTCACCGACGACGTGCAGAGCCCGGACGATGTGTTCCAGAGCCCCAGCGTGCGCTATGTCCGCGCGGCGCTGAACGACTGCGCCAACCACCATGGCTTCATCGCCGTGGTCGGCGAGAGCGGCGCGGGCAAGAGCACCCTGGCCGAGGACCTGGAAGAGCGCATCAAGGCTGAAGGCCGCGAAGTGATGCTGATCCGCCCCTACGTGCTGGCCATGGAGCAGAACGACGCCAAGGGCAAGACGCTCAAAAGCAGCCACATCGCCGAGGCGATCGCCGCCGCCCTGGACCCGCAGCTCAAGGTCAAGTCCAGCCCCGAGGCCCGCTTTGCTCAGGTCCACGCCATGCTCAAGGCCAGCCGCCGTTCGGGCCGCCGTCACTTGCTGCTGATCGAAGAAGCCCACTGCCTGCCCACCGCCACGCTCAAGCACCTGAAGCGCTTCATCGAACTGAAAGACGGCATGCAGCGCCTGCTCGGTGTGGCCCTGATCGCCCAGCCCGAGCTGCGCGATCGCCTCACCAGCCAGAACGCCGAGGTGCGCGAGGTCATGCAGCGCTGCGAGATCGTCGAGCTTGAGCCGCTGGACGGCGAGCTGGAGGCCTACCTGCGCCACAAGTTCGCCCGCTTCGATCTGAAATACGAAGATGTGTTCGCAGCCGATGCGGCCGATGCGATCCGCGCCCGCCTGATCCACATGCCGCGTGGCGGCCGCCCGCAAGACGCTCGCAGCATCTGCCACCCCCTGGTGGTGAACAACCTGGTCTGCCGCGCCATGAACGCAGCCGCTCGGGCCGGCTGGGCCCAGGTCGACGCCCAGGTCATTGCAGGCTGCTGACATCATGGCCGCCTACATCGTCACCATCACCATGGCGGATGGCTCCAAGGGCCAGCACCGCGGCGATTACGCCAGCGGCTGCGACGCGATCCTGGCCGCGCTCGAAGTGTTCCCCGACGCCCGCCGCGTCAGCGCCAAGAGGACTGCAGCATGAGCCGCCGCCACCACCCCTTCGCGCCTGGCGTGATCGTGCGCTGCCGGCCCGTGGCCCGGCGCAACCCGGCCTCATGGAGCGCGGCCGCTGTCGCCCTGGTCGTCTGCCTGGCTTGCCTGGCGGCCTTGCTGCAGGTCTGGAGCTGAGCCATGTCGTGCGCATCCCCCTTTGATCAGCTGCTGGGCCTGAAGCGCAAGCGCCTGCCCAGCTCCAAGTCTGTCCGCCTGGTCGTGAACGGCAAGACGGTCAAGGACGCCCATGCCTTGAACCGCAGCGCCCGTGAGCTGGCTGCCGATGCAATCAGCACCGACGACCCGCTGGCCAACCAGCATGAGCAGGATCAGGTGGCCGCAGCCAAGAAGGCGCTGGCCAAGGCCAAGGCGGCAGCCAAGTACCAGCGCGACCGTGCCAACCCTGAGGCCATGGCAAAGCGCCAGGCCTGGTACGAGGCGAACCGCGAGAAGGTGCTCGCCTACAACCGCGAGTACCAGGCCAAGCACCGGGCCCGCAGCCACGCCCACAAGGTGGAGCACGCCCGGCGCAAGTACCACGCCGAACCAGAGCTGATGCGCCAGCGCAGCCGTGACTACTACGCCCGCAACCGCGAAGCCATCTTGGCCCGCGCTCAGGCCAAGCGAGATGCAGCCAAAGCCGCCAAGGCTGGCCGCAGCTGATCGCCCCGCCATTCACTCACCCTGGAGAACTCCGAACATGAACATCCCCGCCGGCTACTGGAAAGACGCCAACGGCAACCTGGTGCCCGAAGCCAAGGTCAAGGACATCGACAAGCTGCGCCACCAGGTCGTCACCGAGCTGTGCCAGATGGCCGAGAAGCAAGAGGCCGGTTTGCGCTCGTTCAAGCTCGCGGCCATGCAGGAAGTGGCCGCCATGGTCACCACCAGCCTGGAGCAGTACGGCGTTAAGACCGGCGGCGACAAGGGCAACGTCACGCTCGTCAGTTTTGATGGCGCCTACAAGGTGGTGCGCCAGATGCAGGACCACATCACCTTCGGCGAACAGCTGATGGCGGCCAAGGCCCTGATCGACGGTTGCGTGCACCGCTGGTCCGCCGGTGCCGACGACAACATCAAGGCCCTGGTCGCCCACGCCTTCCAGACCGACAAGGAAGGCAAGATCAATACCGGCCGCGTGCTGGGTCTGCGCCGCCTGGACATCCGCGACCCGCAGTGGTCGGACGCCATGCAGGCCATCGCCGACAGCCTGCAGGTCTCTGGCACCAAGCCCTATGTCCGCTTCTACCGCCGCACCGAACGCGGCGACTACGCCCCCATCAGTCTGGATGCTGCCGCCCTATGAGCGCGCACTTCGATGACGACGACCTGGTGCTGGCCGAGCCCGACCAGTTGGCCGGCTCGCCTGACCAGGCTGAAGCCCCCCCGGCGCCGCAGCCGCCCGCGCTGATCCAGATCGGCCCGCTGGACGTCTGAGCCAGCCACACACAGAACCTCCCTGATCGAGTGGCATCAGCACTCGGTTTTTCCCGGCGCAGTCTGGCCGGGGTTTTTTTCAAGCTGCCGCTCGTGGCAGTTTGAACAAAATTGAAAGGTAGGGAGTATGACCATCACCGTCCGCCAGGTGCGCCATGGCTGCACCATCGTTCGCCTGACCGGCGCCCATGCCCGCCTGCTCAATGGCTTGGTCACAGACATGCTGGGCAGCGCACCCGGCCTGGTGCAGGTCGGCGAGGTGACCACGCTGCCGGCGCAGGTCGAGTTGGCCGAGGCATCACCGGCAGCCCTTGAGCCGGCCAGGAACTGGGGCCGCTGATCATGAGCACCGTTCGAGTCAAATCCGCCGATGCCCGGCTGCACCTGATGCGCCTGGTGCATGTGGCCCGTCGCGAACTGCAGCTCGACGAGGACACCTACCGCGCCATGCTGGTGGCCAAGGGCGGCGCTGTCAGCGCGGCCAATATGGATGTGACCGCCCTGCAAGCTGTGCTCGACCACATGAAGCGCAGCGGCTTCAAGGTCCGCAGCAGCAGCAAGCCAGGTGGCAAGCCCGACCGGCGCCAAGACAGCAGCGCTTCCGGCCGCAAGGTGCGTGCGCTGTGGCTGTTCCTGCACCGCCTCGGTGCTGTGCAAGATCCGTCCGAGCGTGCCCTCGCGGCCTACGTCAAGCGCATCGCCAAGGTCGACGACATGCACTGGGCATCCTCGGCGCGCATGCACGATGTGATCGAGACCCTCAAGAAGTGGGCGATGCGTGTGCTGCCGCCAGCCATTGAGGCCCTGAAGGCCAAAGCCACAGAGCAGCATCGCCGCCAACCCTTCGACCAGGTCACAGCAGAGGCTTTGCAGGCCGCCGTGGCGCGCCTGCAGGGCGGTGCAGGATATGACGCGCACTGGGCCGCCTGGGCGTGTTTGACCGAGGCCCTGGGCCAGCCCGTTTCACCCGAGCTGCAGGCCGCTCAATCTGAGGTTCAGCCGTGACGCTTCCCCGCCGTTTCGTCTCAGCGGCTGAGCTGGCCGTGCTGGAAGCGCAGCTGCCGCCTGGCATGGCCGAGGGCATGCGCGACCTGGCGCTCTGCCTGTTTGAAGCCCTGGTGTTGCAGGACCCAAGAGCCGGCACGCCAGCGCCGGCCGGTGACTGGCAGCTGCAGCTTTCCAGCTGGGCACAGCAGGTGCTGGCCCAGCTGCAGCACCTGGCCCAGGAAATGGGCGGCCGCGGCGGCCTCTACATTGCCAAGGGTCTGATCGCCCAGTTGTCCGCCCGCGATCACGAGATGTGTGGCAAGTTCCGCGGCAACAACTACCGCGAGCTGGCCCATGAGTACGGGTTGACCGAGATGCGCGTTCGCCAGATCGTGGACGCCTGGCAGCGCGAGCAGTTCACCACCCGCCAGGGGCGCCTGCCCGGCCTGGATGACGCAGCCTGAACCCCTGCTGATTTACTAAAGCGCTTTACTCGGCGCCCGCGCCACCCCGGCGCGACATTGGTGGCATGCCAGCCGCCAACACCTCCACCGCAGCACCGCTGCACATCTTCAAGCCGGGCCAGCACACCGCGATGAGCGGTGCTCGTCTGGCTTTCAGCGAGACCGACCTGCAGGCCACCGTGGCCGCCTATGACCCTGCGCTGCACGAAGCGCCGCTGGTGGTCGGTCACCCCAAACACGACATGCCCGCCTACGGCTGGGTCAAGAGCCTGCGCTTCAGCGAAGGCGATGACGACCTGCCGGCCGGCATGTACGCGCTGCCCGCCCAGGTCAACCCCGACTTCGCCGACATGGTCGCCGCCGGCGCCTTCAAGAAGATCTCGGCCAGCTTCTACAGCCCCGACTCGCCCAGCAACCCGGCGCCCGGCGTGTTCTACCTGCGTCATGTCGGCTTCCTCGGCGCCCAGCCGCCCGCCGTCAAAGGCCTGCGCGGCCCGTCCTTCGCTGACGGCGAGGAAGGCGTGGTCGAGTTCTCCGAGTGGAGCGACACCGACAACGCCGCGCTGTGGCGCGCCCTGCGTGAGTGGTTCATCGGCCAGCACGGCCTGGACCAGGCCGATGCCGTCATTCCCAGCTATCGAGTTCAGAGCCTGGAGCGGGGCGCTGATGCGCAGCTGCAGGCCGCCATGGCCGCGCCTGCACCGGCGTTCAGCGATCCCCTCAGTTCAACCCACCCTCAGGAGTCCACTGTGACCGAAGAAGAAGCCGCACTGCTGCGTCAGCAGAACGAAGAGATGCGCCTGCGCCTGGCGCAGATGGATGCCCAGCATGCCGAGCAGCACCGCGCTGCGATCCATGCTGACAACCAGGCGTTTGCCGAGCAGCTGGTCAGCCAGGCGCGCTTGCTGCCTGCCGCAGTACCGGCCATCGTTGCGACCCTGGACCACCTGGCCCAGGCCGAAGAGCCAGTCGAGTTCGGCGAGGGCGACGCCCGCGCCCCGCTGGTCCAGGCGCTGCGCAAAGCCCTGGAGGCAGCTCCGCAAAACGTGGCCTTCGGTGAGACCGCCACGCGCGATCGCGCCGCCGGTGCTGGTGGCGAAACCACTGCGCAGGACCACGACTTCGCCGAGGCCGATCCCGACCGCCTGGCCCAGCACAAGGCGATCCAGACCTACGCCGCCAACAACAAGGTCAGCTACGCGGCCGCAGCCGCAGCGGTCTTGAAGTAACCCTTCCAACCACCACCACCCACTGGAGCATTGACACATGGGACGTCTCGGAAAACTTCGCGTCGTTGACCCGGTTCTGACGAACCTGGCCATCGGCTACACCAACGCTCAATTCGTCGGCTCGGTGCTGATGCCCTTTGTCTACCTGGACAAAGAAGGCGGCAAGATCCCGCTGTTCGGCAAAGAGCACTTCAAGCTGTACAACACCGAGCGCGCATTGCGGGCCAAGTCCAACCGCATCAACCCCGAGGACATCGGCTCGGTGGATGTGGCCATGGATGAGCACGATCTGGAATACCCGATCGACTACCGCGAAGACGCCGAGAGCGCCTTCCCGCTGCAGGCTCGCGCCACCAACACCGTCACTGAGGGCATCCGCCTGCGCCATGAAAAGATGGTGGCGGACATCGCGCAGAACCCGGCCAACTACCCGGTGGGCAACAAGCTGGCCTTGTCCGGCGCCAGCTGCTTCGATGTGACGACCAGCGACCCCGAAGGCGTGGTCAGCGATGCCAAGGCGGCCGTGCGCGCCAAGATCGTGAAGGAACCCAACACCATGGTGCTGGGCTACGACACCTGGCGTCTGCTCAAGAAGCACCCGCAGCTGAAGGCCATCCTCTCGGACACCCGCCCGCGCCTGGTGCAACTCAACGACCTGCGCGAGATCTTCGAGATCGACAACATCGTCGTCGGCCGCGCCGTGATGGCCAGCGACTCTGGCGTGACCTCGGACATCTGGGGCGACACCATGGTGCTGGCCTACGTGCCTGACAACGGTGGCGACAGCTCCGGTGTGCAGCGCAGCCCGTATGAGCCGAGCTTTGGCTACACGCTGCGCAAGAAGGGCAACCCGACGGTGGACACCCGCACCGAAGACGGAAAGATCGAACTGGTGCGCAACACCGACATCTTCCGCCCCTTCCTGCTGGGCGCCGAAGCGGGCTACCTGGTCAGCAACACCCGCGCCTAAGCCCAGCGGCCGAAGCAATCGAACGACCTCGCGCCGGGCCCTTTGGGGCCTGGCCTTCAGAAGGAACTCCTCATGAGCAAAGCTTCCACGCCGCCCCGCGGCGCCCCTCGTCGCCCGGAAACGGCCGAGACCAGCACCTACCTGGTGGGTAACTGCCCGATCAATCACGACGGCGATCGCTACGAGACCGGCGACCCCATCGAGCTCACGGACTACCAGGCCAAGCGCCTGGCCGGGCTGGTGAGCAAGGCCCCGGCCGACACCTCCAACACCTGACGGCAAGCGCTGTCACACGCAAGGACTGACCTTCACCATGAAGACCGAAAAAATCCTCCTCACCACTGCGGTGCTCGCCATGGCTGCGCTGCCCCGCATGCGCTTTGTTACCTTCGCGGGCGGCGTGCCAGCGGCCGGTGCTCGCGTCATGGGCACCGTCGCCATGGACTGCGACGCCGGCGAGCAAGCGCCCGTGAACACCCACGGCGAGCTGCTCGTCGAGGCCGGCGCGGCGATTGCCTTGGGCGTCGAAGTCGAGACCGATGCCAGCAGCCGCGCAGTCACCAAGACCACCGGCGTGGCGGCCGGCGTGACGCGCGATGCGGCCACGGCCGCGGGCGAGTTCATCCGCATCCTGCGCTGAGCTGAGCGGCCATGGCCTACGCCACCAGCACCGACCTGGTCCGCGCCGCCACCGGCGGCTGGCAGGAACTGGCACAGCGCGCTGCGGCCGGTGATGTGGCGGCCGGCCTGGTCGACGGTGAGCTGCTCGAAGCCACCGCCCTGGGCGCTGACCGCAGCGCCTGGACCGCAGAGGCCCAGTTGGCCGCCGACGCCGCCCTCGCCCGCCTGGTCGACGCGCTGGACCGCGCCAGCCGCCACGCAGACACCTACTTGTTCCCGCGCTACCGCGCTGCACTGCCTCTCAGTGCTGAGCTGCTGGCCAGCAGCGACCTGCCCAGCGTGGTGGCGGCGATCGCGCTGAAGCGCCTGTACGGCACCAGCGTGCCCGACGACCTGCGCAGGGGCACCGAGTGGGCCGACGCCTACCTGGTGGCCCTGTCCAAAGGCACCGTCAGCCTGGGCGCGCTGGACACGGCCGTTGCGCAGCCGGCCGGCCATGCGGTCACACGCACGCCGGCCAAGACCTTCGACTGGGACCGCTACTGATGGACTCGCTGTTCCTACTCGAAGCGCCCTTGCTGCAGCGCCTGAAGGCAGAGCTGGCCCCGCTGAAGCCGGCGGTGCATGTTCTCTCAGCGGCCGACCTGGCCGGCGTGATGGAAGAGAAGCAGCTCGTGCCGGCCGTGCACCTGATCTATCAGGGCTACCGCGTGTTGCAGAACCGGGCGGACAAGAAGCTCGCCCGAATTGAGCAGACCTGGCTGGCGGCTGTGGCCGTCAGCAATGCGCGTGGCTTGAAAGCCGGCACCGAGGCCCGGGCCGATGCAGGCAGCCTGGGCGCGAAGGTCTTGCTGGCCTTCGCTGGCTGGCAGCCACCTGGTGCAGCTACGCCCCTGCAGCTGAGCAACGCCCCGGCCGCCCGCTTCAGCGCCGGCTTCCAGTACTTGCCGCAGGCCTTCACCGTCGAGCTCGTCGTCGGCCAGGCCCGCAGCCCCGCCTGACCTCCAACCTGAACCGATAGAAAGAACCGACCTCATGCTGACCACTCGAATTTTTCGCCCGACTTTGAACGCTGGCCAGGTCTATGCCCGCGCCTACGGCGCAGCCTTCGCGCTGCAGTCCATCGGTGGCTTGTCTGAGCTGCAGCTGGGCATCGACGAAGACATCAAAAAGCAGGCCGACTACAGCCGTGCGGGTGGTGGCACTCGCGCCCAAGTCAATCGCATCAAAGCTGTGACCATGAAGCTGAAGATGCAAGACCTCAACCCCGTGAACCTGGCGCGTGGGATTTTCGGCAACACAGCCGAGATCGCAGGTGCCACGGTGACCGACGAGGTGGTGAAGATCTACAAGGGTGGCCTCACGCGGCTGGCCCACCTGAACCCGTCGACCCTGTCGGTCAAGAAGGGCGCCACGACGATTGCACCGGCGAACTACGAGGTTCGGCCCGAGGGCTTGTGTGTCTACGACGCCGCCGCAGACGCCGTGGATGGCGATGACTGGAAAGTCACCTACACCCACAGCGGCTATGACGTGATCGAAGCGCTGACGCAAACCGCGCCGACGCTGGAACTGCTCTTCGCCGGTGTCAATGAAGCGGGTAGCGGCGACACCAGCACGGTCGACCTGTTCCGCGTGCGAACCGGCGCGATGAAGAACTGGGGCCTGATCAACAACGACTTCGCCGAACTTGAGATCGAGGGTGAGGTCTTGCTGGATCCGACCAAGGTCGGTGTCGGTCTGTCCAAGTTCTTCAAGGTGCGCATGGCCTGATCTGCCGCGCCGCGGCATCAACGCAGTGGACCGCGCCTCTCTTCGGGGCCGGTCCATGTCTTCCAGGCCAGCACCACCAGGTAGGCCGACAGCAGCACGCCACAAAGCAGCAGCAAGGCCATGCCAACACGTGCTGAAGCGCTCCAGCTCAGGAACGACAGGCAAAGCACAAAGAAGATCAGTCGGGGCATGCCGGGATTGTGTGTGGCCAGGTCCCGCGACACGGGGTAATAGTTCACCGATCGGCTTGGAGTTATAGACAAAATGGCAATCAAGCCCATCGAAATACTGATCAAAGCCCGGGACGAAGCCTCGTCTGTGCTGGGCTCCCTGCAGGGGAAGGCTGCTGCGGTTGGCGCGGCCATCGCCGGCTACTTCGGTATCTCGGCGTTCGTCGGTGCAGTGAAGGGCGCTGCGCAGCTCGAAGCCAAACTCTCGGAAGTCAAGGCCGTCAGCAATGCAACGGCTGACGAAATGGTGCAGCTGCGCAAAGCAGCTGAAGACGCGGGCGCTGCAACCAAGTTCACCGCGACCGAGGGCGCCGACGCACTAGGGAACCTCACCCGGGCTGGACTTTCTGCGAAAGACGCGATCGCAGCGCTTCCCGCAGTTTTGAACCTCGCCCAGGCTGGCGGGATCGGACTTGCCGAAGCCTCGGAGTATGTGACCAAGGCCGTGCAAGGCTTGGGCTTGAAGTTCGCCGACGCCGGCCGTGTCGCTGACGTACTGGCCATGGGCGCGAACGCATCCAATGCCAGCGTCACCGGCCTGGCCCAGGCGCTGAGCTACGCCGCGCCTGTCGCCAACAGTCTCGGCCTCGGGCTAGAGACGACGGTTGCCATCATTGGCAAGTTCTCGGATGCTGGCATCGACGCGAGCCGGGCGGGTACAGCGCTGAACGCTGTGCTGAGTCAGTTCAGTGATCCGTCCAGCAAGTTCCGACAAGAGCTGGGCTCCGCCGGCATCATCACCCGCAACTTCGAACAGGCCCTGCACGAGCTCGCCGCCGCAGGCCCTGCAGGTGAGAAAGCCATCTTGGCTGTGGGCACTGAAGCTGGCCCCGCATTGCGGGCTTTGTTGAACCAGGGCATTGGCGCGCTTGATGACCTAAAGAAGAAGCTCGGCGATGCAGCGGGCAGCGCGGCCGCGACAGCCGCCGTCATGGAGGACAACCTGGCCGGGTCCTTCAACGGCCTGTCCAGCGCCTGGGACTCGGTGAAGAATGCGCTGGCCACGCCAGTGCTGCCGGTCATTCGAGAGGGTGTCGTACAGCTGGCCGATGCACTAAGAAGCGCGGTCAATGGCGGCACCGTGGCGAAGTTCGGCGAGGCGATCGCCTCGTCCTTTCAAGCAGGTTTGAAGTGGGCGCGGGAGTTCGTCGGCAGCATTGACTTCGCCGCTCTAACTCAGAAGATGCAGGACTGGGCGGAACGCACCGCCGAGACTTTCAAGTCTGTGGGCGAGTACGCCACCAACGCAGGCAACGTGGTGTCACTGGCCTACGGTGTCATGTCTGCGGGCGTTAACTCGGTGAAGGCCATCGTATTCACGCTGGCAGAAGCATTCGCAGGTGTTGCCAGCAACATCCAGTCAGGCCTGGCGCTGCTGTATGAAGGTCTGTCGAAGATCACCTTTGGCAAGGTTTCCCAGGCCTACAAGCTGGCCGCTGAAGAGATCAGGGCCTCTGCTGGGGCCACATGGGCGGTGAGCGAGGCATTCGCTGCAAAGGCTGGCGAAGCCTTTGACGCTGCTGCTCGCGGTGCCGATCTGGCGCGGCGCGGGTTCGGGTCTGTCGGATTCGATGGCCAAGACGGACAGCCAAGCTTCGGGCAGCGCCAAGGCTATCGCCAGTGTTGCGACTGCTTTGGAGGACGTAGGGGCGGCTGCACAAGAGGCAGGGCAGAAGGCGAAGGAAGGCGCACAGGCTCAGCGAGAAGCGGCGGACGGAGTTCGCGCATCGGTGACCCTTCTGAAGCAGGAATATGCGGCTGCGCTCGCTGCAGGTGATCCTCAGCGGGCTGCTGAGAAACTGTCCGCTCTCAACCGCGCTTTGCAGGTGACAGCACAGTCGGCTACCAGTGCCGCCGAGAAAGCCAAGTCGCTGGAAGAAGCATTCACCCGACTGGGCATCACCAGCACCGCCGAACTTGTCAAACAGCGGGACGCGGCGAAGCGCGACTACCAGATCATTCGCGACTCAGGCCTGGCCACGGCGCGAGACATTCAAAACGCTTTCGCTGAGTATGCAGCGCGGGCTATTGCCGCCAATGGCGGGGTGGCGACAGAAGCGCTCAAGGCCGAAGCCGCGATGCGTGGCATCAAGATCACGACTGACGAGACGGGCAAGTCTGTGGTCAACAGCATGGGCGGCGCAGCGGACGCGACGCGCCGCGTCGGCAATGAAGCCTCTGCTGCGGCGGGCAAGTTCGACGGCCTCGCTGCGTCTGCCAGGGGCGCAGCTGCCGCGGCGTCTGGTGCATCTCAGGTCAGCGGCAGCAACGGCCAGGGCGTGGACTTCAGTAAGTACGGCCGTCCCCCCGACCGCCAGCAGGGCGCCATCACCGGCACCTACAGCCTGAATGCCCAGCTCGAGCTCTGGGGCAAGTTGATGAACGGCACGCTGACGGCCGACGATTTGCCCTCCGCTCAGAACGCCCTGCGCGTGAGCCAGGAAAACGCCCGCCTCGGAAGCGCGGGAATGGTGTCGCTCGAAGGCCGGACCGACGACCAGGTCTGGATCAGCCGCATGGCGCAGATCGTTGGTCGAGTGGAAGAGCTGAAGGCAAGGAAAGAGGGCCGCATCACAGACGACCCGCGGGCGGACTACCAGCGTGCGCTGGCTGAGCAGCGAGTTCAGAACGGCCCAGGTCCGCGGCCAGTTCCGACACCCGCACCAGCACCGAGCCCTGCACCCGTACCTGTAGTGATCCAGCTCCCGGGCTTCGGCGACACCCGGATCCACGTTTCCAACAACAGCGAGGCCCGGGCGCTGGAGCAGCTGCTGGCCAGCCTCACCGAAGCAGCCCGTAGGACCGGACCATCAGTTCCAACATCACCCTTTCTGTCGGCGCCACGTCCATCGAGTTGCCTGCCGATCTGTACTGGTCCGACGAGACCACCTGGCACCCGGTCGCGCAGACCGTGCAGCGCTCGGTCACCGGCGCTCTGATCGTGAGCCACCAGGCGCGCACCGGCGGCCGATCCATCACCTTAGAACCGCCGATCGCCGAGTCGGCAGCCTGGATGCCTCGCTCGGTCGTCGAACAGCTCAAGGCCTGGGCTGATGCGCCTGGCCAGCAGATGACGCTGACCCTGCGAGGCGTCGCTCGCACGGTGCTTTGGCGGCACCAGGACGGCGAGGTGATGTCTGCACGCCCGGTGCTGCACTACAGCGATGTGCAGCTCGAAGACGCCTACACGGCGACCCTGAAGTTCATGGAGATTTAATCGATGCCGATTCTCGAAGGCGACATCAAGATCATGGCCAGCCAGGTGCTGGCCGACGTGCCCGAAGGCGGCGGCGCTGCTACCGGCTCCCAGATCCAGGACGGCGTGAGCAACAACCTGTTCCCCGACGTGTCCGAGCTGGATCGGGTCTACGGCCGGGCCGCGTTGCGCAAAGTCTTCGCCAATGTGGTGACGGACAGCCGCGACGTTTACATGGGCGCGCACGCCATCGTGGCCGACGAGCCGGATGACCCGGCTGTGTCCTGCCTTCTGTTCAGCACATCCGACGCGTTCGATACCCGCGAGCAAGCCCAGAACCGCGTCGAGTCCTACCTGATCCAAGGCCCTGCCTACGCCGGCCAGCTGTTCGGCGATCACATCCAGGGGCAAATGGTCGTCTCGCTGGTGCAGCGCGAGAACCAAGCGCTCCCGATCGTGGGCCAGACGCTGCTGCTGCGAAAGAACGAGGGCACCGGCTCCCAGGTCGAGCAGTACGTCCGGGCGATCGACGTGGCCTCGGCGCCGCGCACGTTCACCGACAGTCAGGGTGAATACACGCGCCTCGTGGTCACGGTCAGCGTCAGCGATCAGCTGAAGGCCGATTTCCCCGGCTTCCCGGCGTCTCGCCTGGACACGGGGTTGAACTACACCGGCAAGACGAAGGTCTACGAAACGAACGTCGCTGATGCGGCCCGCTATTTCGGCGTCAAGCCGCTGACTGCTGCCGTGGCCGCGAACAGTCGCGTGCTTCAGGCCGACGGCATTTTCGTGCCTCTGGTCCCCTCCAGCCGCGAGGAAATCGGTGTGGCTGACGCTCGCATGAATCAGTCCACTGCGGCGCTGGTGGTGGGGTCTGCCGGTACCGTAAGCCGCTCGGCGTTGACGCTGTTCACCACCGCCTCACCCGTGTTCGTGGGCGGCGGCATCATGCCCGGCACCCTGAGCGTTTCCGGGGGCGCCGTAACCCTGTCCGACAAAGGCGGCGTACTGCTGAACGGGACGACTCCCGTGGGCACCGTGGACTATGGCAGCGGCGTGCTGGCCCTGGGCGCCAACGTGTTCGGCGGTAGCGCCGTGGGCTTGACGGTTAGCTACCGGCCCAGCGCCCCGGCCGTGCTGGCTACCGAGGCGATTGGCCTGCAAGTCACCGAGGCGACCCGCCGTCTGACATGGATCGCCACGCTGAATCCGGCCCCGACGCCTGGAAGCCTCACGGTCAGCTACCGGGCGCAAGGCCGCTGGTACACGCTGACCGATGACGGTAGCGGTGCGGTTCGCGGCCCTGACGCTTCGACCGGTGCCGGCGCACTGAACCCCGACACCAGCACCGTGTCGCTGACTCTGGGCGCGCTGCCCGATGTGCCGTCTTCCATCATCTTGACGTGGGCGCCCAGGACCGTCGCGCCGGCAGTCCTGCCGGTTGCGCCTGGCGGCAGCGCAGGCTCGCCGGCTGCGTTCGCCGAGTGGAACGTGGGCGAGGAAATCGTGCCCGGCTCGGTTTCCATTTCCTGGGGCGGCTCGGTCCAGGCGACCGACGTGGCGGCCTCGGGCAACCTGCTGGGCGGCGCCTCGGGCACGGTTTCCTACGGGAACGGCACCATCCGCGCCACCCCCAACTCGCTCCCCGCCAAGGGAACGGCGGTGACGATCGACTACACCAAGGGCGTCAAGACCTCGGGCTCCCTCGGCGGGTTCGTGGACGCCGGGACTAACTACACATCGCCCGGCACCGGCGGGGTCGTGGGCAAGACGTTTTCCATGTTCGTCAGCAGCGAGAGGCCTCGCCGCGTCCACCCGGGCGTCGACCAGGCCACGGCGTCCCCGATGTGGGTGACAGACAACGGCTCGGGCGGCTTGACGGCAAACGGCCAAGTGGTCGGCACGATCAACTACGGCACCGGCGCGTTCACCCTGGCCAAGACGTTCACCGCGTCTCAGAACGACGACGTGTTCGCTCGGGTCAGCATGCGCGGCGACGGGCAAGAGCCGTTCCACCATGTCGTCACGGGGCGCGAGACGCGATCGGTCACGGTCACGATCCTGAACACTGCGGCCACGCTGTCCTACGTCAGCGGCAGCGGCGGCTCTCGGTCCTCGACGCAGGCGTTCGACTCGCTGCACGTCGAGGCAGCACTGGACGCCGGCCGGGATCTGCAAGCGCCGTCGTTCACCATGGGCACCACCCGTTACAGCGGCAGTGGCGCCGCGCTGACTGCCACGCCTGGCCTGGCAGCGTCGGAGTCTGGCGCCGGCGGCACTGTTGCTGGACCGCGGGCGTCCGTGACTACCTGGGCGCCTGGCACAAGCCCCGGAATTGCGAGCTATGCGGCCAGTCAATCGCCGTCCGAAGGCAACATGGTCGACGCAGTGACGTTCCGAACGGCCAGCGCGCCGGTGGCGCCGTCTGGGTTCAGCGTGGTGGTGGGCGGCGTGGTCACGAATGCCAACGCCCAGGGCCAGATCATCGGCGCTAACGTGTTCGGCACGATCGACTATGAAACCGGCGTGGTTGAACTCGCGTTCGGCACGGCCACGACTGGCACGGACCCGACGCGCTCGGACTGGTCGCACCTGGGCCTGCCTGGCGTCCAGTGGGTGCGCCTGGATCCGGTGGCAGCCGCAGACCTGCGCTACAACGCGGTGGCCTACAGCTACCTGCCCCTGGAGGCCGACAAGCTGGGCCTGGACCCGGTGCGCCTGCCCAGCGACGGCCGGGTGCCCGTGTTCCGCCGTGGCAGCGTGGTCGTGGTGCATCACACCGCCGACACCGCGCCCCTGACCGTGACGAACGGCCAGACGGTCAACCTGAGCCGCGTGAACGTGGCCACGGTCCGCGTCATCGGCGACAACGGCCAGACGATCAGCAGCGGCTACACGCTCGACCGAGCGGCCGGCACCGTGACCTTCACCAGCGTGGCCGGGTACTCGCAACCCGTCACCATCCGCCACCGCATCGAAGAAGCCGCACTGCTGGCCGACGCCCAGATCAGCGGCCTGCTGCGGATCAATCGCCCGCTGTCCCGCGCCTACCCATTGGGCAGCAAGGTCAGCAGCGCGCTGCTCGTCGGCGACATGTTCGCCCGAGTTTCCACGCTATTCGATCAAGCGACCTGGAATTCCAGCAGCCCCGTTTGGTCAGACGACCTGCAAGGCAGCGCCGCAGGCCCGACGTTCGACACGATCAACTACCCGGCCCAAGTCCAAAACCGAGGCGCCGTGACCGAGCGCTGGGCGCTAGTGTTCACTGGATCCACAGCGTTCGTCGTCGTAGGAGAGCACCTGGGCCAGATCGGCACGGGCAACACCGCAACAGACTGCGCGCCGCTGAACCCAGCGACCGGGACGCCGTACTTCACCTTGGACAGACGCGGCTTTAACTCGGGCTGGTCTCCCGGGAATGTGGTCCGGCTGAACACAGTGGGCGCCTCGGCGCCGCTGTG